TCATTCTTCTGTCCCCTCCATAAAGTAAACAGCCTGTAAATTAATCATCTGTCCTACTCGAATGACATCGTCTATTGATACCGATTTGATAGCCTCAATCCAATCTAACCAACTTAAATTTCTATTTCCTAAGGTAACTTGACTATATACTTGTTCTATCAAATTATTCTGCCTATCTTGAGCCAGTGTTGCTGAATGAATCAACATGTTTTTTGTCAACTCTAATTCTTCTTCTGTAAACTTACCACATTTTAAATCAAGTAGTTGTTTACTAATTAACTTCATTACCCTGAGTCTATTTTCACGGCTAATTCCAGCATAGACCTTTAGCATTCCTGAAAAAATAGAGACCTGACTGCCAATTGTATAGGCCAAACTTTCTTTCTCACGAACATTCATAAATAACTTCGAATGGGAGAAAGCACCTAGTAGACCATTAAATACCATCAAAGCCGGATAGTTTACATCGTTGTAAACCACTTGTAAATGATATGCCAATTCCAAAATGGACTGCCTTGCCTGTTTACGCTCGATTTTTTCTTGCGTGATGTTTGAGTATTCCTGATGATATTCTAACTCTAATTTTGGATTTCTATAAGTAAAACCAAAATCTTCAAGTTTTCTTTTGACTTGTTCTCTGTCAACCTTCCCTAAGACAAATATATCAATTTTATCCATACGCAACATATTCCGATAAATCTGAAAGGTTGATTCTGCTGTTTCTTTTTCAACCAAATCAAGCCTACCGACGCGTGGAATTTGAAGAGAGGGATCTTTATAAAAAAGCTTACTCATTTCAACATCTGCATGATAAAAATTATCTTCTATCTCTGACTGAAGAAAATTGATTAAATTCGTTTTTTCAACCTCGAAAATCTGGCTATCAAATCCTCGCCCCTTTTTCAGTGGTCTAAATATACACGTGTATAAAAAATCAAGAATCTCTACTGTAATATCCTCATTTTCTGGCAAGTGACGAGGACTGACATATGAAATTGTCACATCTACACAGTGCACCCTACCACGTTTCGAAACTGAGGTCGAGAACTGAGCACCATACAATTCTGCCAATCTTCTCCGAACAGCCTGAGCAGTCTGAAATTCTTGGTTACCCATTTCAAAAATATTTGCAACTAACACACGACCAGCAACTGTAGCCTCACTCATTTCAGCTGCAAAGCGAATACGTATACGATTTGTCGTAAACTGATCTGTATCAATAAAATGAAGATCTACTCCCTCTTGTAATTTCATCGTCTTCCTCTTTCAAACATTGTACCTTCCATTATACCATTTTGTGATAAGGTATGCTTGGCTTTAGCATTTGGTTGCTTTACACGCCTTTTTAGTTGATTTTACTGGATTTTTGAAAAAAAGTGTAAACTTTATACAGCGTTACATTTCCCTAGAAAGTGTACAAAAAGGGGAACAAAAAAAGCCTATCATTTATAGCATGATAGACTAAAAATAATGAGTTCAGCAGGCAAGTCTAGCGTATCGAATCGGTACGCTTTTTTTGATTGCTGATAAGTGTATTATACCATGTTTTTACTGTATCCAAAAGTTTCATAAAGGGAAAATTGTACACGGAAGAGGGCGGCGTTGTGGAATTCGAACGATATAGCACCCCGTTCAAAAAAAGTTGGGGGGTATTTACGAATGATTTCAAACTTAACTATCCAAGTACTGCAATAGTGAGCCATCTCGGTACTGACCGGCGAACTCTTTCAAAGCTTCATTTTTAGCCAAGTAGTAAGTAGATGCTGCTATCCCAAGTCGTTGTGCCTGCTTTGCTGATCGTATCTTTTCGGGCAATATATAACTCATGATAAGTATAGCCTGATGTCTTGGTTTAGCTATCGCGTTGATAGCTTTCAAAATCTCGTTGACCTCGTTTGGTGCCTCACGTTGCCAGCCGTGTACCTTGCCCTTGTAGTCTTCAGGGTCAAACTCAAACAGCTTTACAGTCCAATCATCACCTATCTGTATTTGGTCATGATGTAGGACTGCCACCCTGCACCAGCGGGGAAACTCCTTTAGTTTTCTTTTTGCTAGTTGTTTGCACAAGTCAGCGCCCTCCGCTGTGATATAATATTATTAGAGCTAATTACATCACGGTCAGTACAAGCGTGCTGGCTTTTTTTGTGTAATCACGCGCTTCCATACGTTCGTCTATTCGTCGTTTTAGAAATTGCCGAAGTACTTCACCTAGATAACCCTCTCAACCAATAGTATTTATCCCGCATCTTCAGCAATGATTGCTCGTAACTCTTCAACCGTCAATTCTTCAAATGGATTATGAGACGTAACGGATACCATACCATCATGTTCAAGTTTTGTCTTGGTCTTAAATTCGGCATCTTTCCGCTCTAAGTACCATTTTGACAAGTCTATATCTCCATCTTCAATCGCTTTCGATATATTAAGTTTTGCGCGTGTTTTAACACGTTGCTTAAGTAGCTCTTTTCGGTCAGTAAACTGTGGATTTTTCTTGCAATAATCATACAGGGTTGGTTTTGAAATATTCGCATACAAACAAGCTTCTTCATCGCTTAGCCCTCTCAAAAACGCCTCTTCTAATTTCTTTACCGTTCCTTGTGTCATTTTTGTAGGTCTACCACCTTTATTTTTCATCATGTTATTCCTCTATAATTTTAGCACAAAAAGAGGCGGTTGCCTCTCTCTGCTATTCTGCCTCCTACTGCATTGCTAATAGTCCACTAACTGCAATATCTCGTATAAACTGGCTTTCCTGCTCTGCTGTCATATTCGGATTGTCTTTCTTGATTTCCAGTAGTAGCTCAGCCAGCTTGTCACTATCTGTCTGATGTACCAGTTTCTTAACCATGTTTTGAAAATGCAGTTCAAGACTATCAATCATGGTACGCATACGTTCTTCTGTCTGAAACATATTATTGACGTGATAAGCAATTTTGGCAATGGTCGCAAAGCATTTCGCCCGAGTATCTGGATGTTTGTAGAGTTCGTACACGTTCAAAGTTACGTCCTCAGCCGCAATACGATTCCCAATTTCTAAAAAGTTCTTATAGTCTGCATTATTGAGTTCTTTAAAATCCATAGCCATAAAATCAGCTCGTTGATGGTTTAATTCCTCGAGCTCTTTGTCTGCTTGCTCAAAAAATTCTTGTTCGGTCATGGTATTATTCTCCTTGTTTTAGTCTGTTGATTGAGTAGCGTTTATCCTTAATTGTGAACGACTTGAAAGAGTTGTCTTCTAAGCCTTTCAAAATACGGCTATAGTTCCGCTCGTTGTAAACTGTCTTCAACTCTGACCCACTTAGATTAGTGTTGATGATTGTGGTTTCTCGGTTGTTGAGAATGTCAAATAGAAAATCCTGTTCCCAGTCGCTCTTGGGTTTAATAATCGCATTTTTTGCCCCTAGATCATCTAAAATTAGATAATCGACTGACTTCAGGAGCTCCACCGCCTCGAACTCCGTTAACTTTGCGCCTTGTCCGTAGTTCCAGCCTTCTTTGATTTTTTTGATAAGCTCCGTTAGGTTTACAAAGAGCACGCTTTTAGGCTCTCCCTTGGCCCTGTAGCCCTCGTTTATCGCTTTAGCCAGCAATACTTAGATGGCTTTTTCCGATGCCTGTAGAGCCTGTGATAAGGGTATTTGCTTTGAGCCCTGTAAGATACTTTTCCGCCTGCCCTTTAGCAAAAGCTAGTAGCTGTTTTTCCTCGGCAGTTTCTGCTTTGAAAGTGTTAAAACTAGCCCCCTCTAGTTCCCTTGGAATTGTGCTATCTCGCATAAGCACATTATACGTCCTTGAGTAAAGCCCAGCGTTCAAATGCTCTTCTACTGCCCTTTGTTCCTGTTGTTGCTTTTGTTCTTGCTCACACTCAGGACAAAAAGGCTCTAGCTTCCGTGGTTTGTCTTCTCCAACCACCTTGACAGCTCTATCAAGTTGGACTAATGGGATGTTATGTAATGGGCAAGTCGCTTCTAACTGTCTAAGGTGCTGTAAATTCTGAAATGGATTTCTCAATTCCTGTCCCCTTTCTAAAATGGCACTTCTGGGAAATTGTCCGGATTATCTTGCCTAGGTTGTTTCATCGCTTCAAACTCCATTTTGTTCTGCTTGACTTGTTCGATAGTCTTCAGACCTTGACCTTGCCAGCGTTCCAGAATAGAACGGGTATATCTGATTGACCTCCCACCATTCAGGATAGTTTCGTCTAAGGCATACAATACCAAGCGTTGCCCATGAACCTTTAATAGGTCTTCAACTTCTTGGGTGACAGTTCCACTAATTGCCATTTCCCCGAATGCTTCTTTGAGTTTTTCAAAGATGATATTTTTACCAACTCCAGCAGCCGCATTTTTTTCTTCTTGCTGTAGCTCTAGCTCTATCTCTTTCTCTAGCTCTATCTCTTTCTCTAGCTCTATCTCTGTTGGACACGAGTTGGAATTAGTCAAAGACTTTTGGACATTGTCCAATCTCTCTTTGTTTTGTCGTTGTTCCCGTTTGTAGCTAGCCCAGTTTGTTTCACTCATAACCATAGCTTTAGCCTGTGGTAATTCTGCGTTTTGGTCTTCGTCAATCTGAATTAGCCCGCATTTTGTAAAGTATGCCATGGTCATATCGATATCATCTTCCGACACATCCAACTTCAAAGCCAATTCTTCCTTGAGATTTTCAAAATAACCTTCGTAGTAGAGAATGCAATCACTTTCTAAACTTTCAAGCATAAGACGGATGTAAATTACTGTCATAGTGTAACCGCCTGGAATAGTCTTCAGTCTCTTAATAAAAATATTGTCAAAAAATTTTTTATCAATCTTCAACCAAAAATATATTTTAGTTTTTGCCATTCTCCACCCCCAAAAATTTCAAAATATCACTGACCCTATAGAAGATTTTTCTAGTATCTTCCAAAGGTGGCTGGTAACGTCTTAGCCCATTATCTTCCCAGCGTTTCAAAGTCTTATCCTTTATGCCTAGTTCATCTTTAACCTGTTGGGCTGTGATTAGTCCAAGTGTCCTTGGTTTGACTTTCTCACGCGCTTCCAGATAGTTCTCTATAAGCTCCAGAATGCCTGTTTTTAGGTCTATTTCACTTTGTGCGGTTAGTTCAAGCCTCATCTCTATACTTCCTCCAGTCTTGTAAATCAGCGGTAAGAAGCGCGTGAATACGCTTGTGTTCTTGGTCGTATTGCCGTTGGAGCGGTAGCACTCCAGCAAGTCGTTCCACTTCATTCTGGGGGATATAGTAGCCCCCTTGCTTGTTATCTCGTCCGCCACATACTGGAATGCCATAGTCAACTATAAGCTGGCGTATATTCTCCCGAATGGTTCGGACGTCCAAGCCTGTCAGTCGTTCCATGTCCGCCCCTGTGATTGGCAAGTCCATTCCTAGCGGTAGTAACTTGAAAACTTTGTATAGGTGTGGTGGTAGTTGATTTTCTGTCATGCCTGCACCTCCAGACTTGCAATTTTGTATTTTATCCAAAGCAACTTATCATCATGATCCATGGCAAGATATTCTTGCATTTCGTCTGGTGTTGTGTGTTTGAGAATAGTCTCTGCTATATGTTCAAGTTCTCTAAATGTCAGCATGGTTTCCCCTCCTAGTTATAGCGTTTGCCTGCAAGCTGTATATAAGCCCCGTAGCGCTCGTTTTCAATAGGTCTGGTATATTTACCCTCGGTCTTGATTTTAGGCTCTATATCAAGCCGAAAAGTGCCCAAACCAACGCCAAACCATAGATAGAGGTTCAGCGGTGTAAAGATTGCTATCAAAGTTAAAGCTGTTTCGATTGTCATTTCTTGCATTATAGTAACCCTCGCTCTTTTAGATCTTCGATAACTAGACTGCGTAAATAGGTCCAAGTGGAAGCAGTAGCGTGTGTAATGCCGTTACTCAAATTATTTTCTTTGATAGCCTTATCTAAAAAATTGAATAGCAACCACTCAGGGGCTTTCTTGTATCGCTCCGTGATTTCATTGTCGTGCTTTTTAAGCTCTCCAAGCAAGTTGTTTACATTCGCTTGATAAAACTCTTCATGGTCCGCCTCAGCCACTTTATAAGCTTCTGAAAGCTTGTAAAACTCCATCCAAAGCGATGTAACTGCCATCCTACACTCTTCAGCGATTTCAGTAGCTCCCTTGTGACCTTTGGCGACATGCCACTCGCTCAGAATGTCCAATTTTTCTTCTGCGACTTGTAACTTTTCTTCAAACTGTTCAAAATACTGTTTCATATTGTTCTTACCTCGTTTTTTTATTGTGTCTGTGTAATGGCCCTAGTGGGCTTTTCCTGTGTGTAAAAGGCTTGGTTTCTTTACTATACTTTTTCTTTATACATTTCTTTGTTAGCCCAGACTATTCCCAGCGGTTGCCCGCCTCAGACTTACCAGGTTGCCCCCTGTGGTCGTGTAAGCCTGTGCCAAAATAATAGCCTTGCTGTGTGTAATTTTCTTAGGGTGGTTTAGATTGCCCTGGGTCCATTGCAACCTAATGCCGATACCAGCACCTAATACTTTTCTACTCCAGTTTTAAGGGTTAGCACCCTCTGTATGGTCAAAGTGTCCTAGATATGGTATAATCTAGCTATTAAATCTTTACTAAAACCCTTTTAATAACAGCTTGCCTGCTTGTTAATTTTGTTTTAGTTAGTGGTTAAAAGGCTTTGCTGGTTGGTCCCTGTTAAGCCTTTTTTTGTTGTTTTAAATCGTTATTGCTTTTACTGAAATATATTCCTTGTCCGCATGGTCTACGTGGATTTCAGTGATTTTATAATCTGTTCCACGAAAACGGATATACATGGAATTATCAAATGGAGGTTTAGGGTGATAACGAATAACAAAAACTTTTGTATCTTTTCCAGTTTCAAGCCCTGATAAGGTTTTAAAATCTCTGACGGTCATCCCTGAAACCTCAGCCCAACATGAATATACGTCAGTAGAAATTGGCTCAATGGTTTCTCCGTCCTCGTTTTGCTTTCCAGTTTTGGAAAAGAATGTAATTCGCTCAGTCATTTTTCTAGTGTTCATTTTGTTTTTCTCCTCTCACGCGCCTTGGGGTGCGTTTTTTAGTGGTCTGAATACCATACTTGCCTGCTCCTTTCTAGCTGTAAAATAGTTCATCAATGGTGATGTCTGATTTGATTTCTCTGACCTGCTCACGAATGATTAAGCGTTCACGGTCAGTAAATGAGGTCTTGCCGGTTTCTTTGTTGTTGTATGACTGCAAAGAAATATCTAACTTGTCCGCCATAGCTTGCTGGGTTAGCCCTAACATGACCCGATAGCCTTTGAGTTTACTCATGCCGTTCTCCTTTCTTTGAAAAATCCCCCTCCATAGATTGAAAGTGTGAAAGGTCGTGGAGGGGCGATAGCACATTTTTGTTGTGCTTGATTTGAATGATACACAATAATTTTATTCTTGTCAACTGTTTTTTGATAAAATACACAAAAAAAGTGTACTTTTTTCAAATTATGATATATAATCACTTTTGAAAGGTCGTGAAATTTATGAATAAATTGAAAGAATTAAGGCAAGAAAAAAAGCTATCTCAGAAAGAGTTAGCTAAAAAAATTGGCGTGCATTATAGAACTTTACAAAATTGGGAAAACGGTGAAAGCCAAATCAAACCAGACAAAGCCCAGGCACTCGCTGACTATTTTGGGGTACATATTGGTTATTTACTAGGCTATAGTCTAAGTCGTGAAAATATGCTAGTAGCATTAGGTCCATATACAGTTGATGAAGATGGTGATGAAAATTTTGATTATGATGTTTATACAGCTCTTTCTGATGTTCTAGGTGTTGATAACCTTGAAAAGATTAAAAATACTGTATCAGTTGAGTTAAAAAATAGCTTTGGTCATTATTTTGAAGAAGCTGAACTTTGGAAAATCGGTATTACTGACCAGCAACTTACTGATATGTGGGAATTGCATACAAAGAAATTTATTGAATTTATTGACGGTGGGGATACCCCGAATGTTTTTAAAAAGCTTATTTTTTATTTTTCTGTACTAACCCCAAAAGAAAGGGAAAGTATAATAAATATTTTAGAGGGACTAGCCGACTTAGATATTGATTTTTCACACTAACCCACGCCCCCTACAAACTCCTTCACCACGTTCAAACACTCCCCTGGTATATATTTACCCTGCCAAGCTATTCCACGCGCCCAGGGGCTTTCTAATGGACTGTGTGGAGTGAAAAAGTCCGCATTAAAAAGTCAGTTTTTATCAGTAGATAAAAAAGTAAGGTTTTGTAAGGTTGTATATTTTAGCAACCATAGCAAAACATAGCTTCTATATCGGCTGTATGTTAGCATTTGTTAGCATTCGGCGCGTGAATACTAAACTACTAAATTTTATTATCTTAGAAAGGAAGACGATGAACGAATTACAATTTTTAATTTATACGGCTGACAATGATCAAGAGACGGCTAGTGTCATCATTCGTGGGGAAACTATCTGGGCTAGTCAGAAGGAAATGGCTCGCCTGTTTGATGTTTCTATTTCTTCAATTTCAAGACACTTAAAAAATATCTTTGAAGAGGGGGAACTAGAGGAAAAAGTGGTTGTTGCAAAAATTGCAAACACCACTCAACATGGTGCAATGGCTGACAAAACTCAAACAAAAGAAATCAGTTATTACAACCTAGACGCCATTATCTCAGTTGGTTATCGTGTCAACTCCCAAAAAGCTACCAAATTTAGACAATGGGCTACTTCTGTCCTACGTGAGTACATGATAAAAGGCTTTGCCATGGATGATGACCGATTGAAGCAAGGCGAAAACTTGTTGGAAAAAGACTACTTCCGTGAACTGCTTGAGCGTGTGCGGTCAATCCGCGCCAGTGAACGACGAATTTGGTTACAAATCACAGATATTTTTGCTGAAATATCTATAGACTATGACCCTAAAAGCACCCTAACAAAGAATTTCTATGCTGATGTCCAGAATAAATTCCACTATGCTATCACTGGCCAAACTGCTGCGGAAATTATCTATACAAAAGCAGACCATACAAAAGAAAATATGGGACTGACAACATGGAAAAACTCCCCAGACGGGCGTATTCTGCAAGCAGATACCTTGGTAGCCAAGAACTATCTAACCGCTGATGAAATCCGTTCTCTTGAAAGAGGTGTGTCAAGTTACTTTGATTACTTAGAAAGACAGATTGAACAACGAAAAGCCCAAACCATGGCGCAACTCGCTGAAAGCATTGACCGCTTTTTGACTTTCCAAGAATACGATATTTTACAAGGACACGGGAAGATATCAACACAATCCGCCAAAGATAAAGCAAAAGCAGAATACCAACTGTTTAACAAGACGCAAAAAATAAATTCTGACTTTGAAAAATCACTAAAGAGACTGACAGATAAATAAAGATTTTTTTATCTTTTCTGGTTTCTGGTGCGTGCTATCGGTCTATAATCTTTATATCTCGAAAACGCTCCAAAATCGTCTGTATTCGCTTTTATCTCTCTTCTGGTATATTTACCCTGCTAACTCCAAACAAACGAAAATAGGGCTGTTCTCGTAGCCCTACGCATGATATAAACCAACTCAATCTAAAACCCTTTTAATAACAGCTTGCCTGCTGATGGAAAGGTTTATGATCATGAAAATAACTGAAGTAAAAAAGAAAAACGGTGCTACTGTGTACCGTGCCAGTGTTTATCTAGGAATAGATGCCATCACTGGTAAGAAAGTCAAGACTAATGTCACGGGCAGGACCAAGAAGGAGGTTAAAAACAAAACTCAGCAAGCTATTGCAACTTTTAAAACAGACGGGGCAACACGCTACCAAAGTGCCACCATAACCAGTTACAAAGAGTTGGCAGAATTGTGGTGGAATAGCTATAAACACACAGTAAAGCCAAATACTCGCGGGAACATCAGGGGCTTACTGAAAAATCATGTTATACCACTTTTTGGAGCTTATAAGCTCGATAAACTGACGACCCCACTCCTCCAAAGCATCGTCATCAAATTAGCAGACAAAGCAAATACAGGGGAAGCTGGTGCCTATCTGCACTATGACAAAATCCACGCACTGAACAAACGTATATTGCAATACGGTGTTGTTATGCAAGTTCTGCCATACAATCCAGCTCGGGAAGTCATATTGCCCAGGAACGCAAAAAAAGCCACTCGGAAGAAGGTAAAGCATTTCAACGACGAGCAGCTTAAACAGTTTCTTGACTATTTGGACAACTTGGACCCCGCCAAGTATAGAAACATCTATGAAGTCACTCTATACAAGTTTCTGCTGGCCACTGGTTGCCGTATCAATGAGGTGCTGGCACTGCACTGGTCAGATATTGACTTGAACAATGCCACAGTCAGCATCACAAAAACACTCAACCGCTACGGCTCAATAAATTCCCCAAAATCAAACGCCAGCATACGTGATATAGACATCGATAGCCAGACAGTAACCATGATGAAAGAATACAGACGGCGACAAATACAAGAGGCTTGGACCCTAGGACGCTCTGAAACGGTTGTATTTTCCGACTTTATCCATGACTATCCTGAGGATAAGACTCTAGGGAACAGGTTGACCACACGCCTGAGGAATATCGGACTGCCTAACATCGGCTTTCACGGTTTCCGCCACACCCACGCTAGTCTACTGCTTAACTCTGGAATACCCTACAAGGAACTCCAACATCGTCTTGGTCATTCTAGAATATCAATGACCATGGACATCTATAGCCACCTCTCAAAAGAGAATGCAAAAAACGCTGTTGCATTTTACGAAAAAGCTCTCGGGAATCTTTGA